CACCACTACTGCGAACAACAACATCCAGAAAATTCGGTACCCCAACCCGAGGCCAGTCCAAGCCTTCTTGATTTGAACCCCCGACCAAAACAGGGTCAGGATAACCAACAACGGGATCCCAACCACCACAATGCCCAGCACGGACAACACAGCTATCGGGAAGGCAAAACATAGCACCACAAAACCCCAGATAGCGGCCACAAAACCGACCAAGCATCCGGCCATCAAGAACCACTTGGACACCAGCCACTCCCACACACCTCGAGCACGACTATCCATGTCTGAGGCCACAGTGTGGACAGCAGCTTTCTCTGCAGCAACACGTGCGCCAGGCACCTCAACGGTGGGACATTCCAAGGATCGTGTCTGTGGTGTAACACTGGACAAATCAACAGTGCCACCATTCACCCAACCCGCCCACATCTGGCGCCACTCCAGCAACTTCGCTTTGGTCCAACCGAGGTAGGACAGCTGAGCCACCTCAAGTTGCGGGTCCGGTTGCTGCTCAACGTCACGGAACAGTTCCTCCTTGGGTATATCCCTGACAGCGTAGGGCATCTGATTTTGGTAAGTGTCCCAGCGGGCACGCACAACCCGTACAGCAGCTTGACCCCATCTCAAAATGGCGTCAACAACTGGGCGCACAATCGGATTATCCCGATACAGATACCGATACGACAGGGCCTTGGCAACGGCTAACTCCTGCTGTGCCCGTGCCGTGAACATTACGGTTTGGTTACCCACTGTAGTAACCAAACTGTTCACCAAATGGCCCGGATGAATTAGACGATTGCCCTTGTCGGTGTACACGCGAGAACAAAACCCACAATTGCGCACATCTGCAACGAAGTCCATGGTCAGAGGCACACCCGCCTCCGCCACGACTTTGCGCCACGCAGCTATATCAGGAGCAGACACCGACATCAAACCATCGTCACCCTCAGCCACCATCACACCAGGCCGGAGGGAAAGAGGAACTGCATCCTGGGTCACAGTGGCACGCAACGTAAGCATGATACTCAAGTTCCACATGGTATTACCCATGGAAGTTTGTTGCGTGCCAGACCTCCATTGTACCTGTGGCAAGCAGGAAAACTCAGAGGCCCTATAGCGCACATCCGACTCACACCAACGACGATACATCGTCCATACCGTGAACAACTGCTTGGGCACGAGGCGCTCAAATTGATCGTCCTCATGGTGAATGAAGTCAGGACCAAGCATGTTGTCAAAACCGGAAAAGTCGGTGCGCAAAACTGACCCAGGGAAGGAATTGACGAGGAATGTAAAAGCCTCGGAGACAGTCAATCCCTTAGTAACCATCTGCCGTGAGATGAGGAATTCTTCCAACACCTTCAGAACAGGTGCCATGACGAATGCACCCACGGCGCGCTTAAACACATCAGGAGCCACAATCACTCGAGCCACAGTCTTCTCTGTCACTTCAGGCATATACTGCCTTAACGAATACACCAACAGTATTCGGGTTCTTCTGGCGGGCCAACACCTCCACCTCCCCATCCTGCAACCTGGCATATCCATTAAATAAGGCCACCACCTGGGACTCAAACTGAGGTGTCTTACAGTTGGCAATCAACCACATCAACGCTTGCCTGACCTCCGGTTGTGCTGTCTCCAGACAATGGGTCCATACCAACTCCATAGCCTCCTCAGTCAAGGGCTGAGACACCCGCATTACTTCCGCAACTATCTGCGCATACGTATACTTGCACGCAGACACAAACGCAGGTGCCATGGTAACCCGGCGCGCAATGCGCTTTGAAACCATGCCGTACAGGTTACCGAGTGATTCAGACAATTTCGGTGTGATGGCGTGGACTCCCGTCAAGCGTGGCAACAAAACCGTATAGTCGAACTGCTTGACGGACCTCACAAAATGCTTGCCTACCCGCAAGGCGGCGTCAACTGGCTTACGAGCATACGCCGAGTAAACCTCGTAACCCTGTCCATACTGACCCTCTGCTGCTGGCATGGTGGTGGAAAAGTCGGTGAAGCAACGACGCAGAGTGGTGCCTACCACAGCATCACGAATGCCATCCCACCACGCACCCCGGAACCCAGAATCAACCAACAACAGATACGTGACTATGGCATACCAGGCCAAGCGGTCAGTCACCCCCAGCGCATATGCGTCAAAGACCGCATAGCGAAACCTCCTCCACTCAGCCCGAACATTACTCAATGTAGCTTCAAAGTTACCGCTGCTGTGGAGGGCATAACGCGCACAATGCGAATAGAACAGCACAGGAAAGCGCGCCTGGGCATGTAGGACAACGGTGGTAGGAATGTCCAGAAAGTCCACTTTCTCGACAACCACATCAAACACCACATCCTGATAGGCATACGCCGGGAGGTCCTGCACAAACTCCTCCGGACCTCGCATACTCGGATCAGTTGGCTCGTACCCCGCGAATGTGAATGTGGCAACAGACTTAGGTAGCACACCATACAGGTCAGTTCTCACCAAAGAGCACCCAAAGACCATCTGGTTGTCGTCCCCCGCATAAATACAATATGCAGGCGTCCGGAAGTGCATGTCCAACGGATCCTGCACATCCCGAAATTCGGCCTGTTCTCCCCCATCTTCCGCCGCGACACTGTCACCCTCAGACTGAAGCTCCTGGGCCTCAATTTGCTTTTCCCGCTTGGCATCCTTCTCACCAGCCTCTTGAGCATGTTGATCTGCCACAGCCCGCCGAAGCAGGTCCTGTTTGCGGTGCTCCCTGGATGGAGTCTTGTACCTCCCCTTGCGCGGGAAGGCACCCTCTGGCAAGAGCGGAAGTGGATCCTTAGACGAGCTAGATCCTGGCGAACCAAAGTCCTCAGGGAAAGGAAAAGAACTAGCTTCATCAAACTCGCGCAACATTTCCTCAAAGATTCTATCTGCGGTGCTTTGCGTTGCACGAGTGTCCCTGACACATGTCCTCCACTTCCTCAAAACCGTCCGAAATCGCTGCGGTTCCTCCAAGGTCTGACAGGATTGATAGGCTGACTCAGCTTGATTCTCATCGATATCAAGGACTTTGCGCAACCGGGTGTATTCAGCACAATACTCCCCACCGGTAAATTGTGAGGTATTGCCATTCAATGCGTGCATCTCCTGATTATGCCGCTTGGCATCCTCCTCCTGTGCCCGGTGTTGATCACGACGTTTGTCGCGCTGCCTATTCTTAATCCTTCTTGCCAACTCCTGGTGACGCTTGAGTTCTTTGCGTGTGTACTTCGTGTTACCATTCAGGGCATGCATAGCTCTATTGCGCCTAAGGGCCAGCAGGTGACGCCATCTTACGATGATCACCACGCGCCTCGGTCGCATGCCCCATTCACGAGCAGCCACCCAATCACGAATGACCTGTTCCATCTCCCTCTCAAAGGTGACGGTATTTCCTTGAGTCATGTGCATGAAACTGTTCACAGTCATTCCACTCACATGACACCACGCAACCGCCTCAAGGTTCTCACGCCGTGTCAAAGCGCACACCACATGGTAGTAGTGTGAATCACAGCCACTCTTAATATGACCACACCTCAATCGCTCCCCATTGGGTCTACGTGAGGACTTGGTCACGGTTCCACACCTTAAACAGAAAGGCATACTGTGTTGATACTGCTTCTCCTGTGCCACCAACAATGCACATTGCGTATTGTAGGGAGCCATGCAGAGGCCCTTGTGCAGGGCTGTCGCACGTAATGCATCCCATATCGTCCGCAAATTGAAACGACTCACATAACTCACATGGTGCCAACACTTGCGTGCCAAGTGAAGGTTTATTCTCCCCATATTAGTTACCCCGAGTTGCAAGGCCCGACGCGGACTCCGTAAAGCCGCGGGTTCCTCTACGCCCCAGTTCTCAGGCCCTTTTGCTCCTGAGCTTAAAAGCAGGGGTTTCACCTGCAGTGATG